AAGCATAAATCACCAAGCACATTGCAAGGTCATCATTACACCCTTCTTCTGCTTCAAATGAATTGTGCTTTTGGACAAATGTGGTAAGTTCTGAAATCATTTCATAATCACAGAGAATAAGCTTATTCTCTTCAATCATTGTCTTCAGATTAAGAGAACCAACTTTCTTTACAGTTTTGGACATCTTGACACCAAGTTGCGTCTTCTTTCCAGAAAATCCTTGTCCAACAATTTGACCTGCTCTTCCTCTCATAGAGCACATCAAAAGGTTTTGATATTCTAAGTCATACTGAAGGATTGATGCAACTTGGTCGCCAACATCATTGACTTCACATAGGATATATGCATCATTATAATTTTTTGCTACTTCATAGATGACACTTGGGAATAGCATAGGTTTGATTTCATTGTCCCTATACTTTGCTACTACTCTGTGTGGAAATTGTGTAATGTCAGTTACTATAAAGGCAGAGTAGTCATTTCCAACTCCTCTAGCAACGTCAACTGTGATAATATAATCATGCTCATTCTTTACCTTCTCATATACATCCAAACCTGCATTCCTTTGGATTGGATTCTCATAGACCAATGATCTCAGTTTTGATGGTGCAATTAGAGTATCTACTGAACCTAAGAATTCGCATTCAAACTCTACCTTGAACTGTTGCTCTGAGGTATTCTTAATTGTTTGTTCTTTCCAATTAGAATCTCTTCCAGGAACTTCAGACCAGTGAACATCTGTAGGAATATACTCATTATTTCCCTTCTCGGCATCGTGCCACATTCTATAGAAGTGGTTCATGCCATGTGGCGTAGATACCACAATTACTTTTGTGCTTTTACCAGAAGTAATAGTAGGATAAACAGAGGCAAAGAAGGAATCAGCGATGTGATTAGGGACGAACGCGAATTCATCGAGAAAGAGGATATTAAACGACATGCCTCGGACAGCACTTGCAGACGTAGAAGCAGCCAGAATCTTTGATCCATTTTCAAGTTCAATGTTTCCTTTATTCCATACAAGTATACCTTGCTGCATCCACTTTGGCAGATTTTCGTATGCAGTTGCTAACCTTGCAAGAAGTTCTCTAGCAGTTGATGCTTTGTTTGCAAGAATGCCAATATTGACACTATCATTAAAAATGGCATAATGGAGAAGATAAGATACAACAGTGGTAGATTTACCTGTCTGTCGTGGCATCTTGCAGATATTGAATCTGTTATTATGGAAATTATTGATTAACTTCTCTTGGAATGCATACATCTTGAATGGTTGCAAACCATGATCCAGCGTCACAATCTGGACATAATTTTTAGCAAAATATACAGGATCTTTTTTACAATTAATAAATTCCTCAATTTGTTCTTGAGTAAACTCAATTGGAGTATTGGCCTTTTTTAATAACGGATTACCAAGATAAACATCATTACTCATAATAAAACTCCTTAATCTTCTACATAAATGAATGAAGCACTAGCATTGGTGATGTTGCTTGTTGATGTAACTACTGCAGTTAAGAAATTATTTGGTGGAATGTGGACACCCATAGCACTTAAATCCACATCAATAGTATCTCCATTAGACACATGGAAAGCTGCAATGGGAGGTATTGATTGAGATCCTAATGTGAATAATCCAGTGCTATCTTGAAAGGCATAGAGGGATGCATTATACTCACCTTGAGTTGTCCATCTTAAATAATTTGTAATTGTTGGATTATAAAATAGACGAATAACCGCAGGATCACCCGTTGTGTTTACAGATGCAGTAAGTCTTGATACAATAAGATCTCTTGTATTGACTTTTCCTTGATAAATCAATCTATTCTTAAGAGATACTAGATGATATAAAGAACCCGGAGAGTTCATAGAATCGATTCTAGTTGCAGTCACTGAATATGGAAGTCTTGTTCTTTCAACAATACCTTCAATCGCACCTAAGAATGATGCTCCTCTACAGGTAACAACACCAACACCATTATTCAAATTTGCTGCAACATATCCAATCTTCATTGATGGATTGTCTAAGTGCGGAACAGTATTTCTATTTGAATAATGTTCGTGGTGGAAGAAAATCATATCTCCATTGAGAGGATTTTCAACTGCGTAGCGAATTTCTCCAGCACCCAACCAACGGAAGTTGATTTGATATACATTCAACTTTGATGGATCTAGAGTAACCCCAGAATAACCAGTACCATCCAGTTTATCAATAGTGAAATCTTCTTGGAAAGTCCAGTTTTCTGTCTGTGTTGCACCAACTTGCCTTGCTGCAGATGTAAATGTTATAGTTGCAGTGCTGGTCATATTAAATGTACCAGTTTGAGCACCAAGAGATGTTGCTAAAAATCTCAATCTTCCTTGATCATATTCTAAAAGATACAGAGCATTGAAGAGTGCTTGTGCTCGTAGACCTTGAGCCAGTTGTGAGATGTTACCAGCAACACTACCAGCACTTAAAGTTACTCCAGTGAAAGTAGTGCCATTAAGAGTAACTGTTACAGTGCCATTTGCTAAAGCAGTGAAGTTGAAATCATGAATATGTGCTTTACCTCCATTGGCACGAAGCACACCAAACTTCCCATTAGTGTGTGCATATCCAATCTGAATTGCATTTTCTTGATTGAATAGTCCTGCTCTCTGTGTAAATCCTACTGGGTTATTTGAGAAAGAACCAGTAAATCTTGCAACAACACCTTGTCCTGGACGATATCTGATGAAGTTAGTGCTTCTAATAACACCATAAGAATTTGCAGAAGAACCCGCACCTACCACAAATGTTGAATTTGCATGTGTAGCAATTCCTGTTGCACTAAATGTAAATATCTCAAACTCTCTTGGGTCTAATCCATAGACAGCATCTGCTTGAATTTTTGGTGTAATTGGGATAGAAATGTTTTCACCAAAGGCAGATTTTGAGCAGGCACCTTCATTCAGAAGGTTTCCATACTCATCAGCACGAATATAAACTTCGTGAAGTGTTCTTTCTTGATTTAAATAATCTTGTATTGATTTATTCCACTGAGCCATTATGTCATACCCAATCTAATTTTGATGGATGATATCTCTTATCGTTTGTGATTTTGATTGGTTTATCTGATTGTTCAGAAACATAAATGTTTTGGACAATTGCACCAGGATATTCATCTTGGAGATATTCTGCCAATTGATTCTTTGTTGGAATCCCATTCTCAGTTACCATAGAAATTCTATGGATATTTCCTCTGTAAACAATATCAGCAGAGAACTCTTCACCTACTTTTTGTTGTGATGGTGCTTCTCCACCAACAATCAGAGTACCATTAAAGTCTCCTGAGATATTGATACTTTCTGTTAAAAACTCTTTAAAACTTTTCATATCAGCAGTTCCACGCTCTGAGTGACTTATTGATTCTGCTATCTGGATCGTTAGCAGTTTTGGATGAAGTGAGTTTATTCTTCATACCTTTCATTCTTGCACAGAATGATGCTCTGCGAGGATTACCAACTTTCTTTGATGGTGCCTTCAAATCAGAACCAGGATTCTCACGCTCATAGGACTTTCTTCCTTTTTCATTAAGTCCTCCTTCTTTATTCTGACCTTCCTTTTTGGTCCAAGCAGCACCTTCTTCAATTTCAGTTTCTTCCTTCATCTTGGCACGCTTTGCTGCTGTCTTAGCAAGCAATCTTTCTCTTGCTGCTTCTCTATCATCCTTAGAAATACTGAACATATTTCTATCAGTCTTCAATCTTTCCTTAGGAGGTTCTACTTCCTTCTCTTCATTTACTTTTCCAGCATTGATATATGGATCACCATAATCAATAGTTGAGACGTCAAATCTTTGAACTCTTGAACCAGGATATGCCTTTTCCAGTGCTGCTTCTACTTCTTGTCTTGAAGGTCTCTTCAGTTCTGGGAAGAACATCTTGACCATCATATACTTTCCTCTCCAGTGGAATGCTACCAGAAAAACATTTCCATTCTGTGCAGGAATTCTTACTGCTTCATCAATATCTTCCTTTTCACCTTTCTCTTCACATTCACAGGGGCACTTTCCACACTTCTTGCACATTTTGTCATGTGCTTCACTTACGGTTTTCCAACCACCACCTGCTTTCTTGTATTCTTTAGCAGCCCAACCATTAGCATAAGCAGAAGGATATACATCAAACTTTGCCTTTGCTTTTGCCTTCATCTTAGCCCATAACGAAGGATTTGTTGGTTTATTTTCTTCTTCAAATACCTGCAGTTCAAGTGCTCCCTGACGTTGCTCAAGGATTTTCTTTACAATAGGACTTACATTCTCACTCACTGGAACACAATTTGGAACTTCCTTACCGTTCTTTGTCTTCATACCAACTTGCTTATAACCCTTCCAGCAAGGATCTTTTGCTTCATTGTATGATGCTGCAGCGTCCATGTTGTGCTCCGTATCTGTAATTTTTGCTTGCATCCAGGCAGGAATATCCTTTTCCTTTTTGCCAAGTTTCTTTTTCAGTGCTTTAATGTCCTTTTCAGCACTGCTCAATTGAGATTGTGCCATTGCAACTTCATGGTCTTTTGCTTCATATTGAAATGATTCGTGATTGTCACCTGAAGGATGTTTTTTATAATCCTCTGGTTTAGTAAAAGTTCTTACCATAGTTGGTTTTGCGCCTCCACTTTTCTCTTGTTGACCAGCATCCTTAGATCTTTTTCTTCTCACTGCTGAACGAATCATTGCTTCGCCTTTTTTACCCTGTGCCTTCAAACTTGCGAGTCGCTGGGAAGAAAAACACTTTGGTGTCTTTCCCTTATCATCAGGTTCATTTGCACATGGAGAACCATCTGCTTGAACCCATCCAGGTTTTCCATCTTTTGATTTGGATTTTCCAAACCAATCTCTCAAGTCCTCATTCATTGCACTGGGTTTGATTTAGTTTCTTCACCTTTTGCTCTTTTCTTTCTCGCAGCACAATGAGCACGTTGAGAAAATCCCTTAGGGTTGGAGCAATCAATACTCTTTTTATATTTATTACTCCAATCCTCTTGGAATTGTCTAAATGTCTTCATTGTCCCTCAAGAACTCTAATTCTTTCATTTAGTGCTTCAATTTGCTTTTGCTGTTCTTTCATTGCTTCAACAAGAAGTGCTGTAATAT